ATCTATAACTTAGAAGTTAAAGGAAATGCAGCGTGATTAAAATATGGTATGATGATCGCCGTTATTTTAGTACAGAGATATCAATGCCAATATTAAGTGAGCAATTAAAATTAAGCTGAATTAAACTGTTGGGAATATTCAGGGTAACCAACTGACCGTCGGTCAATAGCGTTTGTTAAAACATTAAACCTCACCAGCATTGATCTTAAATTCCACCATCTGAAATAAAGCCTAAAATCATTAAAATAAACATTGAATAGGGCAGAATGCTGTATATAAAAATGTAATCGTACGCGCGTAGAATTCATCAATGTGCCTCCTAGGTCACTTCTAGAAAAACTGAGCACATATGTTTGAGGCTAAAAATCATCCAGATTTCATACACAGTTAACCGATTGGCAAATTGAGTGTGAAATATTGTGTGGGATTTATGATCGCCATGAAATGAAATGCAATCACACTTTAAGAATGATCATTTTTGGTATGATGAGATTAAAGGTGAATCTTGATGAATATGATGAGTGTAATAATAAGAGCGGTAAATATTTTTTAATGTAGAAATCATGAATCAAGGGCAATCACGCATATAAATATAATTTAACATAATATATAGAAGTGGAAATTGTGGTTATATAATTTCAACTGATTCAAAACTAATTTCACATTGTATATCGTATGAAATATACGTCAATATATGAAACATAAAATTTATGTTCTCATATCTCATATTCAATGATCAATAAATTATAACCTATATAATCATACTGACTTATTGAATTGGAGAACTCGAAATGCTAATACCCGTTAAAAAGACACCTGAACGGAGTACCATCGGAGTTACAAAAAACGAGATTATTTTTTTAAAAGATTGCTGTGAAACGATCAAAAAGAAAACCAACAATGAATATGAGATTTCGTGGAGTGAATTCGCCAAGTACGTCATGATGAATTATGCTGAAGAAGCTATGCAAGATATTATTTTCAAAATTAGAGATACAGAAAATGAAAGTTAGAGACTTAATTTTTATATCCGAGTTGGATCAGTTTAGTGTGGCATATCAACTCAATATTAGTTATAGCTATTTGAGTGAGATAAAAAATAAAAAACTCAGTGGACTCTCTAGAGATCTACGCTTAAAAATTGAGTTATTCATTATCAAGAATAACTTACAAGAAAAAATCGAGCAGAAATATTTAGAACTTAAAGAAGGTTCAAAGCCACCTTTTCTATAATGCCCTGTTCCCTACCCAATCTTTTAAACATCGTGTTAAAATTGTGTTTCAGTTTCAAAATGGGAAAAAAGGACGGTATTACTATAACCGTCCTTATGGCATCGTCATATCATTCAAATACGGAGCAAAAGTTCAAATGCTTTTTATGAATCCTGATAAATTATTTCTAATGTTTGTTCTTTTAGGAATAGCAGCAATAATAATTACAATCATTGCTGGGTATTTTATTCTTAAAGCCCTAAATAAATGGGAAGAAAAAGAAGAAAAATATCGTAATAAACCAAAAGAAATCATTATTACAATTCGACGTGAAGATGATAAAGAGAAAATTATAGAAGAAATTGTTAAATCTGAAGTAAATAATAATTTAACCTTTAGAGATAGATCACAACGCCGATAATCTTATATTTAGATTTTTTCTGGGGGAATCGCTACGCGACCGAGCTGCCTACTGAGCTAATTTTATTCGCTAAATTTCTTTGCGATTGGAACCCTGATTATTGAAACGCTTGCTGACAATAATTGCTGAACCCACTCTGAACAAATTACCTAGTCGGACGCTAATAAAATGGATCTCATCCAAGTATGGCGGCATCTCTTTCCCTAAAAACCTAGATTACGGCTAGCGCTCACTGTAGTACTTGTGGTTTCCGTATTTTCTTAACGCGTTTATATTATAGATGCAATGTGTTCTTATTCCGTCTGTTTCTCTTGCTTCACTACAGTTATCGGAACAAACTACGCCCCCAAAAAAACAACGGTAAAGGCTACGCCCTCCATAAAAATAATTTTTTTATTTAGATGCCAGTCTACAAGATGACAAAAAGTGTCGCTTGTTATGCCTGTGTCTAAATAAATAAAGTGCAAAAATTATTTTTATTTCGCCATTGTTTTTTTGTTGTCGGTTTGTTTACCGATCTGTAGGCGAAGCGAGAAACTAACGACGGAATAAGGAACGACAGCCGCAAAAGTATATAAACGCTAAAAATACTGATGCAGCAGGCTCGCTCCAAATCTTCAACAGAATAAGGTTGAATCTCGCCACAACATACTAAATGAGGAAATAAAAATGCACATGAACACAAACATAGAAATTGAAACACTATATCTAATCTTAGATAAAATCGACATTTGTATAAAGCTTATGAAAGATACGCCTATAGATGATATTACTAGAAATCAATTTATGGGTATAGCCATTGGTATGGTTAAAACATTGTGGCAGTTGGGGATTATAGATGATAGGCAATTACTTTATATTGAAAGCTGCATAAGTAGTGCAACTAACATAGATACTGACATCTTAGGAAACTTCCACAAATTCAAATAATTTCAAGCCCCTAAAAATATTGGGGCTTACTTAATCTCATACCTTTCGACTATTGCCAGATCGTTGTTGGATCACTCGTGGTAATGGTGATTTAATGGCATCACGACATACTTTGTTTTCAAGTTCAAGCGTATACCCTGCTTCACTAAAACACATACATTTATTCCGATAACTTACACAACCGCTAACAGGTATGGCTTCTGGAACTGCTGAGAAAGCATAAATTCTTTCGGGTGTTGTTTCAGCCAAATAATTAGTTGGTGGTGGCGTATAACCCCCGACCGTCGCCGGCACATTGTGCGTCGGCTTGACGGTCGCGGGGGTGTTAGGTTCTTGTGTTGCTAATGAATGTATCTCGTTGCCTGCCAACATTGACAATCCATCATTATAAAAAACTTTATAAATTAAATAACCAATAGCCATCAATATAAAAAAACTTAACGTTGCCAGCTTTTTTGGTACTTTAAATTTATACGTATGTACTGATGCAGACTTATAATATTTATAAAGACTTTTATCATATTTCCAAAAGTAAGAATCAGCGCGTTGTTGCTCTGCCCTATCATTTGGATTGTCACAAGTATGTGACCATGTATATTTCATGGCACCTGATACACCACGAGCACGATATAAATGAATATGTTCACCAACTAATTTACGAATATGATGATGGACAAATGTTGGTGCTTGAGTAATAAAAATTAAATCATGCCCTGTATGTCGATGGGTTTCCATGGCTGTCAATCTTTCATCTTCAACTTTGCCACGCTTGGCATCACTTGGATATAAATGTGGCTGCTGACATTCATCATAAATCACTAATGATCCTTCAGGTGTCTTTCTCCAATCATCGGGAGCATCATGTAAATATACTCCTGTTGGATCAATTAACTCTTTTTGTAAACCTGAAATATTTGTGTAAACCATTCTTTTTTCAGCAATAGCTTTAAGAATTATTGCAATTGCTGATAATGTCTTTCCTGATCCAGGAACCGCAGTAATTAATGTGATCATGGCTTAACACCTAAAACAACCATACCCGCACGAATGGTAATGGTTGTTAATAATGCAGAAAAAACTATAGAAATAGCAGTATCAACTTCAGCAAGACGTAGTATTTGTAATAATGAAGTTGGTAACTCTGATAAATACTGTGTCATGAAATTCATAGCCTTTTCAATGTACTTATCTACTTGCGTATAGGTAAAAAATCCTAAACCAAATCCAGCAAATACACGTAATACAACACTAGATAAAACCCATACTAAAATACCTTGTAAGAAAGTTTGCATTA